GATAGTAAGGTTAATTTTATTGAAGCACCTAGAGGTAATCCTCAAGGTCAGGATAGAAATGGATTACCTTTCTCAAGATCTATATTTAACGGTAGAGTTTATTTTAGAAACAATTATGCATCTAATTTGATATATGATGATATTTCTTCACAATTCACAGGAATAAAATCAGACTTTATTTTGACGGTTAATGGTGAAGAAGTTGAGGGTATTGGACCGGAAGGTGGCCAAGGTGTTCTATTCATTAATGGAATATTTCAAACACCGACTACTGATAATAATCCCAATCAAAATTATCAGATTATTGAATCATCTAACAGAGCAGTAACATTATCTTCCAATTATACATTTACTGCTGGAATGGGAATAACACAATTTAATAACCCAGATTTTTCTGCTAGTGTTGTAAGTGGAACTAGTTCTGGAATATCTACTTTCTTTATAACAAATGGATCTTTAAATGTTGGAATAGGAAGCACATTATTTGCAAATGGTGTTGATACTAATGTACATCCGACAAATGTTTCATTTGTTACTGGTATATCAACAGTGAAATTTACTGGAACATATCCTGATCCTACTGAGCAAGATTTTATTAGTGAATTTGATGTAAATGCAAATCAAATACCTAGAGGTGGATTNCCCATATCCGTAGGATCTACTGCAGGACTTGGATATGCTCCANTANTAGGTGCAAAACTTCGTCCTGTAGTCGAGGGAGGTGTTATAGTAGATGTTGTTGGTGTGGCTACTACAGGGGCATCTCTTGGCATTCAAACAGCACTGTACAATAATGTAACTGGTATTCTGTCTGTAACTACAACAACAGATCATGGACTAGATTTTAGTAACCAAGATAAAGATCAAATAAGATTGGTTGGTTTATCATTTACATGTAATTCTGGTTCTGGAACCGTAGTCTATCCTACTGGCGGAGAAAGAGAATATTCACTAATAAGTACTCCAAGTTCTACAGTATTTGAGATTAATGTAGGAATTAGCACATTAATTCATTATTATAATGGAGGGGGAACTGTTACTCAATTCTTCCCAGATTTAAGTTTTGGATCTGGATATAATGGAATTGTTTCCGTATCTGTTGCGGTTACTGAAACAAACGGAAATGGAGCAGTGATAACAGGAGCACCTGTAGGATTTAATATACACAGATTTATTAGTGCCGATTCAGATGCAATTAGTAAAGTAGGAACTACAACTAAATTGCAACCAGGACCTGATACTACATATAATCCTTCAACCGGAATATTAACAATCGTCAGGGAAGAACATGGATTTGAACTTACCGACACTATAACAATTAAAAATGAATCTCTAGTATTCTCCTGTGCTCAAGATAGTTTCCAAACTTTACATTTATATCCAAGATCTACTGATCCCGCAGGATCAGGGCAAACTCTTCCAATTATTAGCAGATCACAAAATTCATTTACAGTCGATGTTGGAAAATCTCCTGCACATGGCGGAGGAGCACTTGAATTTAATATTTCCAACGGTGGAACAAATTATGTCAATCCAAAGATATTTGTTTCGGAACCATCTTACGAAAATCTTTCTATAGTTGGTATTTCTAGAAGAGCAGATGGACCTACTACTGATACTGGAGTAGGATTAAAAATTGACGCAAAAATAACTCCAAGTTCTGATTACACAGGAATAGGATCGGAATTATTTGAAATATCAGAATTTGAAATTAGTACTCCTGGATATGGATTTTTCCCTGGTGATAAATTTAAAGCAGTTGGGTTAGTTACCTCCAGATTTATAGAATCATTAATTAAAGAATTTGAAATGGAAGTTACAGAAACATTTACTGATGCGTTTTCATTATGGCAATTTGGTGAATTTGATTATATTGATTCTATTGCACCATTACAAAATGGCACAAGAACAAGATTTCCATTAAGATATCAAAATGAATTAGTTAGTGTTGAGGCAAATGATCTTTTTAACATTGAATTAAATCCAATTCTTCTCATCTTTAGGAATAGGGTTATTCAAGAACCTGAGAAAACGTATGAATTTGTTGGGGGAACAAGTATTAAATTTAAAATTGCACCAAGACCTGAAGATGATATACAAATTTTCTTCTATAAAGGAACTGATGGAGAAGACTCTAGTATTGTGAAACCTCCAGTAAATCCAATTGAAATTGGTGATGAATTGCAAGTTATGAGTAAACCAAATCAAGATAATAGATTAGTTTTTGAAATTACACAAGCAGATACTTTAAGAACAAATCCATATAGAGGTATTGGAATAACGGATGATTATGAACCAGTTGAAGTTACAAAACAAAAATATGATTTATTAATTGATGGCGAAATTATTGATAAATCAAGAGAACTTTTAGAACCAAGAATTAATCCAGCAACAAAAATTATTTCAGATTTTAATGATACTGATACACAATTTTTTGTAGACAGTGTTGGATCACTTTTTAATTATGAACGTGATAACGATCCAATCACTGTTAGAATTATTCCAGAATCTACAAATCAAGTATCTGCAGAAATAACAGCAACAGTGTCTGCTGGAGGAAAAATTTCAGATCTAACAATTGTTGATGGTGGAAGTGGTTATGCGAATGCTCCAACTTTAAAAATAGGAAATCCATTTAATAGTTTTACTGCTATTGGTACTGCTACAAATTCTTTTACAATGATTAAGGGAATAAATGCTACGGCAACTCTTACTGTAAGTAATGGTTCAGTCAACGATTTTGTAATTACAAATCCTGGTCTTGGATACTCTCAATCCAATCCACCACAAGTAATTGTATCGGCACCTAAGATAATAACAGATGTAGTTACTGGTATTACAGCTGTTAGGGGAAGTTCGGGAATTATTACTGGAATAGAATCTACTACAATAGGTTTTGATAAAGCTATTAAATTTACTTTAGTACTTGATCCAGATATTGCAAAGGATAATGCTAATGCAAACCCCATAGAGAGAAGAGGATTTAATACTCTTGATTTGTTTATACCGGGTAATCCTGTTTTTATCTATGATACTGAAGTGGGAACTGGAGTAACTTCTGTAAATGGAAATAACTCAGAAGTAGTCGGTATTGGAACTAATTATTTGGATAATATCTATGTCATTCAAGAATTTAGTTCTAGTGGAGAATATGCCAGTCCGGTCATAGGTATCATGACATGTAGAGTTATTTCTACAACTGATATGACTAATATTCCAACAACAGTTGGATATTCTACAGATCCTATTGGAAGATTTGCAGTAGGAATTTTAACTGGTGCAAATATTTCAAGATCTACTTCACCAATATCTATTGGTGTTACGGGATTTACGATTAATTCGGGATTATCATCTTTCCCAACAGTTCAACGAATTGGTGGAGATGCAACTTTTGTCAATACTGGGGCAATTACCAAATAGTCCTTATAAATATCTAAAAAACTATTGATATGTCCGCCATAGTAACAGATCAGTTTAGAATTGCAAATACTACTAATTTTATAGAATCGGTTTTAAACGATAATAATTCTTATTATGTGTTTTTAGGTCTGCCAAATCCCACTGTGGCAGGATTTGGCAGAACTGATAATATTAATAATTGGCCTTTAGCACCTGTTGATAATTTAGACTATCAAACACATTATAGAGATTCTATGATGTTTGGTAAAAAAATAACTTCTGCAAATGTTAGAAGAGTTGTAAAAAAATTTACTTGGGTTAATAATAATCGGTATGACATGTATCGACATGATTATAGTGCTACTAATTTAGCACCTAATTCAAAGACTACCAATTTATATCGATCAAATTATTATGTTATAACCAGTGATTTACAAGTTTATATTTGTCTTGATAATGGATCAAGTGGAACTTCTACAAGTTCTACTGCAAAAGGTAATAGATCTTTAATAGAACCTAATTTTACTGATATAGAACCAATAACTTTATCTGACGGATATACTTGGAAATATTTATTTACCATTGCTGCTAGTGATGTTATAAAATTTGATTCAATTGAATACATTGTACTGCCAAACGATTGGGGCACTACTACAAATTCTCAAATAAAATCTGTTAGAGAATCTGGAAATTCTGATATTAATAAAAATCAAATAAAAACAGTATATATAGAAAATCCAGGAAGTGGAGGTGGTTACTTATCTACGATTGGTGACCAAACTCCTCACATATTAAATATTTTAGGAGATGGAACTGGAGGAAAAGTTAGTGTAACAGTTGCATCTACGGGTATAATACAATCTGTAAAAGTGGTATCTGGAGGATCTGGATATACATATGGTATTGTTGATTTAGGTCCGATACAGGAATCTCAGAATTCTAATAATACATCTTTAGGGAAATTAATTCCTATAATACCTCCATCAAAAGGACATGGATTTGATATTTACAAAGAACTTGGAGCAGATAAAGTTTTAATTTATGCTAGATTTGATG